TTTGTGGAGTTTTGCTAGAACTAGTCAAACTCCACAAATGGGCACTGTAATAGGCAAAGCACTTGGTGATTTTGACGGGCAAGAAGGTGTAATCGAAGTTGCTGTGGGTAGATTATAATAAATCTACTCAGATAAATAATAGAATAATATTGGAGTAGATTGATGGCATATCAAGTAGACAGATTTAATGGCACGTTTTTAGTCTCAGTAGAAGACGGTACCATTGATACCACTACTGATCTACGCTTCTTAGGTAAAAATTACGCAGGCTATGGCGAAGTACAGAACGAAAATTTCTTACACCTTTTAGAGAATTTTGCCAATACTTCTGCTCCACCAAGAGCTGTACTAGGTCAAGTTTGGTACGACAGTGCAAACAAAAAGATTAAATTTTATGATGGATCTAGATTTAGAACATCTGGCGGATCTGAAGTTAGTGCAACAGCACCTTCTGGACTTGTTGCAGGAGATTTTTGGTTAGATACTACTACTGAACAATTGTATGTATCTAATGGCACTTCCTTTGTGCTAGTAGGACCTCAAATTGCAGAGGATCCCGGCGCTACCGCTGTAGAAGTAGTAGTTGTTAAAGATACTAGTAATGTAAATCACACAATTATTAAATTCACTGTCAGCAGCGATACGCAATATATAATGAGCAAGACTGCGTTTACGTTGAATCCGTTAGTAAACCCTATTACCGGTTTTAGTGAAATCAAGAAAGGTCTTACTTTAATCAATACTCCGTCTACCGGAGTAACTACAGATGATCATATTCATTGGGGCACAGCTTCAAATGCAGCTAAACTAGGAGGATTTGCAGCCAATGAATATCTAAGAAATACCAATGCACTGTTTCCAAACGGTGCTAAGTTTTATGATGTTGGTTACACTTTGGGTGATACTGATGATTTAAAAGTGTTTGTCGAATCCGGTGATCAACCTATTATTTCTAATCAATTAGGATCTTCTGGATCTCAAACAATCACAGTAAGAATTGTGACATCTGGCGGCGATAGAGACTATATATTTGGTGCAGATGCCATTTACCCAGAAACAAACAATGCAAGAAATCTAGGTGCTACTTCTTCAAGATGGGCCACAGTGTTTGCCACTACATTTAATGGCGCACTCACTGGCAACGTTACTGGTAATGTGACTGGCAACGTTACTGGTAATGTGACTGGGTCAGTTAACGGATCGTTGACTGGTAATATAATTTCGTCCACAGGAGTTACTGTATTAAATTCTGGCGCAGGCGCAGGCACAGCAGTATATGTAGGATCGGTTAACGGAACTGCTAGTAACGCTTTGCAATTAAACAGTAAAACTCAAGATGCTACTGCCACTGCTGATACCATTGCTCTTCGAGATGCTAGCGGTAATCTAGTAGCCAATCAATTCACAGGTACTGCTACTCAGGCAAACACATTGTTGTGGAACGGCTCGTATAGAACAGCAGCTAGTACTTCAACAGCTAACACAGTTGTAATTAGAGATGCAAGTTCTAATATATATTGTAATGTTTTAAACGGAACTGCTACTTCAGCACAGTACGCTGATCTTGCAGAAAAATATCTCGCAGATCAAGAATACGATACTGGAACAGTAGTAGTTGTAGGTGGAGAAAAAGAAGTCACTGCCAGCACCTGGGGTAAACGTGCCATTGGCGTAGTCAGTGCTAATCCTGCATTTATGATGAATCGAGATCTAGAAGGCGGCACTTACATTGCCCTTAAAGGCAGAGTTCCAGTAAAAATAATAGGATCGGTTAAAAAGGGAGACAATCTAATAGCAGCCAATGACGGGTGTGCTTCTGTAGCAGTTCACCATTCTAGTGAAGTGTTTGCAGTTGCATTAGAATCTAATAGCAATACAAGTGTAAAACTTGTTGAAGCTGTAATATTGTAAGGATTTAAAATGGCCGCAGGTACAGGATTAATAATTGAAGCAGTAGACTATAATACAATAAGAACAAAAATTATTGGTATTATGGGATCAGGGGCTGGTCAATCAGGCTACGGCCAAACACTGCTGAGTTCTCCTGTGGCCTTTGGCAATACAGTAACAAAAGCACAATGGGACAATTTGAGATTTGACATATTTAATGCTAGACTTCATCAAGATGGAGTATCACCGACAATTGTTACTGCTACCTCAGGACAACCTGTACGATACGGGGCAGGGCATCCCAACAATCAATATAACACTCAAGCAGATACCGCAATTGCAAATAAATTTAATATAGGTACCGGTCAATTTGTTATTGAGTCAGCTACGTCGGCTACTCGAACCACAGCATGGAATTCCAGTCTTACAGCAACAGTGACAGTAACCTTTGCTACCGCTGATCAAGCTCGTCACTTTTTTAACAGCGGCAGTAAGGTAAGATGTTCAAGTTCTAGAACAGGCGGCACAGCAAGCCCGCAAAATTCTTCATGGTCAAACATATTAGATTCCGCTGGAACCGTGGCGTTTGGCGGAAACACCGCAGTATTAAATTTTTACAATTTAACAAATAGTTACCAAACATTTTTTACTTTGAGCTCAAGTGCCCCGTATACATCAAATCAATATAGAATTGAAGTGGTTTCTAACGTGGCCGATAATAGCATAGGCGGAGCCACTACTTTAACTTTTAGAGTCACTTACACTGATACCTATACATATGGTGGCGGCGGCAGCCCAAGTTTTCCAGATAATGTTGATGGTACATTAATTCTTACTGTGGATGAATTAAGAGCATCCGGCACACTACAACCATTAGGCACCGGCCCATTTGTTATAACAAGACCTGGTTACTCCATCTCTGGTATATCTGGCTCTTAACACCCGTATAAATAGTCTTATGAAAAGGATTAAGGACTACAATGGCTGTTAATGATCTTATAAAGACCACAGACTACAATAATTTACGTGCTAACATAATTGATATTATTGGCAACGGTTCTGCTACCTATGGGTACGGTCAAACTCTACAAAGTTCAGCCAAAGTCAATCATGAAAAAATCAGTCAAACTGACTGGGATCTTTTAAGATTTGATATTGTTAATTCTCGAACACACCAAGATGGAGTAGCGCCAACAATTACTGATATTAACGAAGGCCAGATTCTTTCTTTTACCAATAATACACAGTACAGTGGCCTAATCACTACCGCTGTAGCAAATAGATTCAACATAGGTTCGGGTAGATTTTTAACAGAAAGTGCAGTAAGTTCTACTAGATCCACACCATGGAATACTTTAGTTGTGTGTGAAATCACAGCAACTTTTGCCAACGCCGATTTATGTCGTTGGTTCTTTAATAGTGGTGGACAGATTAGAATTCAATCTTCAAGAATCGACGGAGCCGCTACTGCTCAAAACAGTGATTGGTCTAATTTAACTACCTCCGCTGGAATGCAGGCATTCGGAAGCCAAACCCCATCGGCTGGATTTAGTCCAATGAACGGTCAAAATTTTTATAGATTAACAAACTCTTATCAAAATTTTTACACGTTATCCTCATCCGCTCCATATTCGGCAAATAGTTATAATTTAGATGCTAAATGCGATGTTGCAGATAATTCTGCTGGCACAGCTACCACTGTGTTTATTCGAGTTAGATTTATTGACAATTACACTGATCCAGGATCTCCTGCACCAGGCGATGACGTTGACGGAACATTAACAGTCACAGTTACTGAAAAAAGAGCCACGGGATCTTTAGTTCCGTCTGGGACTTTTACCATCACTAGACCCACATATTCAATTACCGCAATCGGCGGAACATAATTTTTCATCAACAACAGCAGCATATAAATAATATGCTACTATAACTGAGGATGATTATGGACGACCGTTTACAAACTGCATTGGATTTTTCCAAGTATCGCCAAACACTTGCAATACAAAGAAGGCTTTTAAAAGAAAAACTACAAGCTAAATTAACCTATGGTGCCGGCGGCGGCATTTTTCATATCGACCACTCTTTAATTTCTTTTGTTCAATTATGTATTGATCAGGGTAGAGTGTCTGGTATCCCATTAATTGATGCCAACGAAAATCCTGTACTCATTGACGACTTAGTAAAATTTCGAGATGAAATTTTTGACAGATATTTTTCAGCCAGCTTTGAATATATGAGCGAATATGAAAAAATTAAAAAAAGTAGAACAGTTGAAAAATTAGTAGATTTATGAAAAACGGAATATTAATATTTGCACATAATAGCAGAGATATTGATTATGCCTTAATGTCGTTGATATCTGCAAAATTTGCAAAAACAAACTTGCAAGTCCCAGTGTCGTTGGTAGTTGATAAGTCTACAGTAGAATGGATGCAGACTTCCTATATCTATAATCTTTCTCAAGAAATTTTTGATAAAATTATAGAAATTGAAAAACCTGTTACTCAAAATATTCGAGTACTGAACGATGGATACACTTCTAAAACCGTTCCTTTTGTAAATTCAAATAGAGCTTCAGTTTGGGATCTTACACCATATCACAGAACATTGTTAATAGATAGTGATTTTTTAATTATGTCAGATAGATTAAATCAATACTGGGATGCTAATACTGATGTGATGTTATCTCCATCTATGCAAGATGTTAGAGGAGATAGAAAAGGTATTTTAGATTCTTGGGTTTCTGAAACTGGAATTCCGCTATACTGGGCAACCACAGTGATGTTTACTAAAAATAATGAATCTAAAATATTTTTTGATCTAGTAGATGTTATTCGCACAAATTATAATTATTTTGCAGATTTGTTTAGATTTAATCCTAAACAATATAGAAATGACATTGCTTTTAGCATAGCAAAACATATGCTTAATGGATTTGACACAGGAGCTGAAAATCTCCCTCCAATATTAACACTGTTAGATAAAGATCTAATTCATTCTGTTAGTAACAATCAATTGCGTGTTTACCTAAATGACAGTATGAGCGAAGACCACGTAGTCATTGCATCTATTAAAGATTTGGATGTTCATGTAATGAATAAACAAAGCATAATCAGAAATGCAAAAGAATTTTTGGAGATACTATGACTTTTGGATACCTCATTGTAGTTTCTAAAAACGATTCAGTTGACTATTTAAAATTAGCCTACGCTCTAGCACTAAGTATTAAAAATACTCAACCAAAAGGATTTGATAAAGTAGCGTTGGTAACTGATAATATTGAAGACGTTAAAAAATTAAAAAGTTCTTGGGTGTTTAACGAAATTATTGAATGGAATCAAGAAACTTTTTGGGACGGTCGAAGTTGGATGGATAAATTGAGCCCGTGGGATCATACCATATGCTTAGATGCAGACATGTTGTTTTTTAGAGACTACAGTCATTGGGTTAAATACTTTATTGAGAACTCTGAATTATATATTCCCAACAAGGCATATACTTATCGCGGAGAGACTGTAAAAGATTCATATTATAGAAAAACATTCGAACATAACGATCTCCCCAATTTATATTCTTTTTACACATTCTTTAAAAAAGATTCTAAACTATCCGAAGAATTTTTTTCATTAGGTAGACATATTTTAAAAAATCCCAATGAATTTAAAAATTTATTCTTAGGGAATTATATTCCAAAAGTAGTAGGTACTGACGAAGCATTTAGTTTAGCTACAAAAATTTTAGACATTCAAGATGATATCAGCTATAATTTAGAATTTCCTAGAGTAGTACATCTAAAACCAATGATACAAAATTGGCCTTGGCCTGCTGACAAAGTCTCTGATCATGTTGGATTTTATTTTGATCTACAAGGTAAATTAAAAATTGGAAATTATCAGCAACAAGATATTGTTCATTACAACGAAAAAAATTACGTAACTGACGAAATCATTAGCATTCTAGAGGAAATATTATGGAAGAAATAATTGATTTTGACAGTTGGTTACAGCAATACACTGTACCACAAGTAGAATACTGGGCAATTTTTGAACCTACTACTGGTGAAGTCATTGGAATTTATCCCGATTTTGCTGCGCATGATAAACAATATAAAATAAAAATTGATAGAGATCTGGCAGAAGATATACATAACGGAATAATTCAAATGAGTTTTTGTTTTGTAGATATAGATTCTGAAACAGTTGAAATTGTCACCAAGCACAGTCTTGTTAAAATTGACGATGTACTGCATAGAGTAATTGATAGAAAATATTCTCCCTCTCAAAAAAATGACATTATTATTCAATACAACGAATTAGAAAATAAAATAATTTTTGTTTTACCAATTAAAACTAGAAAGATACAATGGGACGGAAGCACTGAAATGCAATTTTTTATTACAGCCTATAATGATCCACATAATCTTTATCAGACAATTGCATTTCAACTAAAAGATTTAGAACAAAGTTCCAAAGAATTTATCTATACTGGCCCCCACAACAGATTTAGTATTTTTACAAGAAGAATATTAAAAAATTATGTCTTTGAAAAAATATGAAAACCGTAGAACTAGATATTGTATTTTTAAGCTATGACGAACCCAATGCAGATCTGCACTATGCAGATCTATGTAATAAAGTTCCTTGGGCCAAACGAGTACACGGAATAAAAGGCAGCGACGAAGCACACAAAGAAGCCGCAAGACTATCAGAAACAGATTGGGTTGTTACTGTAGATGCAGACAACATTGTTGACACAAAATTTTTTAACACAGAGTTTGATCCCGATCAAAAAAATTTACAAGTAGTCAGTTGGCTAGCACGTAATAAACTCAATGGATTACGATACGGTAATGGCGGACTTAAAATTTGGCGTAAAGATTTCATTCTAAATATGAAAACACACGAAAATTCAGATAGTGATCGGGGCCAGGTAGATTTTTGCTGGGAGCATGGTTATCAGCAATTTAAAGAATGCTACAGTGAAACAGTTATCACAGGATCACCCTTTCAGGCCTGGAGAGCAGGATTCCGCGAAGGAGTAAAAATGACGTTGCTTGACGGAATACGTATTCCGGCTGACGAACTAAAAGAACGAGTATGGTGGCACAACTTACATAGACTAAAGATTTGGTCAACAGTGGGAGCACACGAAGAAAACGGGTTATACGCTATCCACGGTGCAAGACTAGGGCAATGGATGACCAACTGTACAGAGTGGAACTATGTAGATGTACGAGACTTTGAAATTCTAAAAAACATCTATAATGAAAATGTTAACCACAGCAATATAGAACACGATATACAGGATCTAGGACATTATATTAAACAAGGTATTGGATTTGATTATCCTTATTTAGATTCCAAGCAAAGCAAGTATACCTTAGACTTGTACAACGAAACAATAAATTTAACAAACACCTATCTAAAATGATCTACGATATTTTTTATGTAAGCAAAAACATCATTGATGACACCAAATGGTTATCTTTCAATAAAAGATTCCCATTATCTCAAAAAATTGAAAATACAAAATGTTTCACAGATATTTCTAACAAAGCATTTACTAAACTATTTTGGGTAGTTTGGGATGATTTAATTATTTCAGATGATTTTGATTTTAGTTATATTGTTCCAAAATGGGATGAAAAATATATTCATGTTTTTAAAAATGGAGATTCCTATAATGGTGTAACAATATTTTCAAAATATTCAACGGTAAGTAACAAAGAATTTGAAAAAAGATTTTATATAAATCACAAAAAAATAGATATAATTGCTGGTAAACCAATAGACACTGAACCCTATGATATAGTGTTTATTAGTTATAATGAGCCAACAGCCAATGCTAATTTTATAAATTTAAAATCAAAATTTCCAAGAACAAAAAGAGTGCATGGAATTAAGGGGATACATCAAGCTCACATAGCCGCTGCCAAACTAGCCAAAACTTGTATGTTTTGGGTAGTAGATGGAGATGCTGAAATTGTCGACACTTTTAATTTTGATTATGTTGTTAGCAAATATGATCTAGACTGTGTTCATGTGTGGCGAAGCCAAAATCCAATTAACGATTTAGAATACGGATATGGTGGTGTAAAACTATTACCAACTTCGTTGACTATCGGTATGGATATATCCAAGCCAGACATGACAACCAGTATATCTAGTAAATTTAAAGCCGTTAAGTCTGTATCAAACATAACGGCATTTAATACTGATCCGTTTAACACTTGGAAATCAGCGTTTAGAGAATGTTGTAAATTATCTAGTAAGATCATTGATAGACAAAAAAGTGAAGAAACGTTGCATAGACTCGATGTATGGTGTACGCTAGGTGCTGATCGACCGTTTGGACAAGAAGCTATCGCCGGAGCAATAGCGGGTAAAGAATATGGCAGTGCAAACAAAGACAATTTAGAAGCACTAAAAAAGATTAATGATTTTGATTGGTTAAAAGAATATTATGAACAACAAACAAAAAATAGATCTTAAGCAGGTATTGATTATATTGACTAACCAAAACACAAGACCGTCTTTGAATTCTAATAAGAAAAAATTATAATGACATCACCTACCCTATGTGCTGTGCCGTGGATGCATTTAAATTTTGAACCTAACGGAAAAGTTGTACCATGTTGCCTAACTTCGGCCCACAACTACTTTGCAGGAGATCTTACTACCCAATCTATCGAGGAGATTTGGAATAGTAATAATATGAAAAATCTCCGTAAAGACATGTTAAACGGTATTGAGCCTAAAGTATGCAACAAGTGCTTTAACCGAGAGAAGATTACTGGTGAAAGTGGACGTATCTATCATAACAGAGACTTTCCAGAAGTTGTTACAAAAATTCCAAACATTACTTTGGAAGACGGTACTTGCACCACAATGAAATTAAAATACTGGGACTTTCGTTTTAGTAATCTTTGCAATTTTAAGTGTCGTAGTTGCGGGCCACGTTATAGTAGTGCTTGGGTGCCCGATGCAAAGAGCCTAGGATATACTGATCAAGAAAAAGTATGGAATATTGATTCAGTAAATGATCAAACTAATTTTGATTTTCTCAAGGATCAAATTGACGTTGTTGAACGCATTTACTTTGCGGGCGGTGAGCCGTTACTAATGCCTGAACATTGGCAAATTTTAGACATGCTGGTAGAGAAGAAACGTTTTGATGTTAATCTAAGTTATAATACTAATGCGTCTGTGCTATCCTATGGCAAGAAAAACATTATTGATTACTGGAGTCAGTGGCAGTTTGGCAAACTGGAAGTATGGCCAAGTATCGACGAAATAGGTGAACGTGCTGAACTAATTCGTTCGGGTACAGTATGGACCAAAGTAGAAGAAAACTTAAAAGAACTTGCTAAACACAAAAACATTATTCTTCGCCCCGGGCTCACTATCGGTGCGTGGAATGTGCATCGATTGCCTGAAATTATTAATCATTTGATTAGCATTGGTGTAATTAGAGAGCACCCAACTTCCAAACATAACAATTACAACAATTTCTTTATCAACTTGTTAGAACACCCTGTTCACTATCATGTAAACATTCTCTCCAACGAATATAAAGAACAGATATCTGCTAAACTAAAAACGTTTGTTATAGAGCATAACAAAAGATATAATACAGATATTACAGCAACATTTACACATATCCTACACGAATTAGAAAAGCCGTTTAACTTAGAAGCCGCTAGAGAATTCTTAAAGATAACCAAGCAATTAGATATTCTGCGGGACGAAGACACGTTTAAGGTATTACCAGAAATGGAGGATGTCAAGCTCAGTGTCTTAAAGGCGATTGACATTTAAATTAAATAAGATAGCAAAAATGTATATAAATTTTGCAGGGATTTAATCTTTTAAACAAACTGCCTAAAACAATTTTTTAGTTTTATCAGTTATATCTTGTTTTAACCGTTGAATATCTATAGTAAAATCTACTTTGGTAATTTCTTCTTTATATTCAGTAAATGTATCCAAGAGTTTTTCAGCAACAATATCATTAGTTGCATTACCGAGTTGCTCTTGAATATCTATTTCCCATATCCTACCATTGTTAAATTCTAACCGGACGTTTTTTAAATATGCCACCGGCATGGTGTTCATATACATATCTTCAAAAACTTCCGGCCATTCTTTAATCAAATGACTGGGTGGCCTAAATAAATGTTTAGGCACCTTCAGTTTCTTTAGATTTGGTAGCTTTCTTTGCTGGAGGATCTAAATCGTCTGCTTGTTTTCTCAGTCTAGCTGCTTCCTTGTACATGGCATCTGCTTGACTTCTAAAATTGCGAGCTATATCACGATCAGTAAGTACTTCATTGGCTGAGGCAGCTGCGCTAGCAGTTTCTTGAACTGGTGTTGCAGTTTCTTTCTTAGCAGGAGCACCTTTGGTAAACGTATACAAGTCATCTATTGCACAATTTTTTTGTTCTGCAATAAACGAATTTAGCTCATGCAATGAAATCTCTGAATTTGGAGTAGGTGTCATGATAATAGTATCAGTAGCCACTTTTATCAAACGATTATCTGCCTGTAATGCCTGTAACATAGGGCGGCCGTCGGGGAATGGTCGAGTAAAAAGGATTTCTCCAAATTCCCATGCATCCTGTGCAACATCTTGATCCACAAGATCAATGATTGCATTGTGATATTGATCTGGCAAAGGAGATGTTTGCACAACCAATGCCATATTTGACTCACCGGGTAACGTTCTAAAAACCACAAGAACTTTTGATCCTGTGTTTTTTATCTTACCCACGTGTTTGAGATTTTTCATATTATTCCTTTTTGGCTGCAACAGATTCTAGAAAGGTATTTAACTTATTGTAAGCCTTACCTACTGCTTCTAATTCTGCAGCTTTGAATGCACCTCGACTACTAGCAACTTCTAAAATACTACGCAAGGAAGCTAGATCGCTGAGATTAAGTTCAGCACCGGCAGCACTTGGTGGTTGTTGAGTTTGTTCTTGTTCTGGTGATGATGTTGTTACTTCTTGGTCCATTAGTTTCTCCTTAGATATGGGCATGCTAACATAAAATATGTCAGTTCTTTATGATCTTCAAACCCCGCAAACATTGCGGATTTCAATTTGCTATCGTTTTCTATACTTGAAAGTTTCACGACAGCATATCTACCTTTTAATTTGATTCGAATCCAGTTTTCAATTTCGTCTGTAAAAAAATCTATTTCTTCGAGTTTAATTTTTCCAAAATGCGGAGGCATCACTCGAAGTGATCTTTTCTTTAAAATGTCTAAAGGATTATATTCGATCATTGTAAAAATATTTATAGATAACAAATAATTTGATCAGGATTCTTGGCTAAGCCTTTGATGCATTGCTTTAGCATAACCCATTTTTCTTACATCTCCTGAAAACAAGTACAGTTCAAAGGCAGATTTTTCTCTTAAAACAACAATATGTTTTTTAGTTAAATGATACGGCGATTCGATAAATTGATCTAACCAAACTAGTATTTGTGGAGTTATACTAATTTCTTTCAGTATTTCAACTTTATATGTTTTGATTTGAGAATAAGTTTCTACAAATTCTAGTCCTTGGTCTGTGAGTCTTAGACCGCCACAGTCTTTACCTCTGACATTTTGCCACCAGGTATTACGAAATTTTTTTATGATATCCTCGTCAAAAGATTGACCAGCAGCTTTGAGGAATACCGAAGTATAGGTATCCTTTAAATCCATTTAGCCTACTCGTTCTCCGGCATTTAATTTAAACACTGCAAAGTCTGTGGTCTTAAACAACTTGTTCAGTTTCTTGGCTAAATTTCTTGCGTGTCCGGGATTACTAAAACTAACTTTTTTGTATTTGGGTCCAGGATAACTGGATACCATACTACCACTTTTTAAATTAAAAGGCTGGTCTTTGTAAAACACCGCCCAAATGGCATCACTGTTGAGAATTTGCTCAACTTTGTATGTTTCCTTGTCAGTGTATTCAAGAATAACTTTGGGTTTAGGTCGACTCATATCTATACGTGTTATTATAAAGCACGTATATATTTATGTCTAACTAAAGTTGCCACCGTCAAATTTAACATTAATGTTGGTTGTAGATTCACGTATTTCCACCAGCATCGCGTGTATTTCCTGAACAGTTTTTCCTAATTTAGCAGTCATCACAGCTAATTCTTGAGTAAGCTCTCTCGCTTCTTGAATTGTTAATCTTATATCTTTTTGCTGACCACGCTCTGCAACTGCTATGCGTTGAATAAGTTTTTCAACACCCGGTAACGTATTTGGAATATTATTTTGAGACATTAGCCAATACCTGTTTCATTTCAATTTCAGATTGAAACGGACCTTGAAACTCATACCTTTGTAATGTTATTAATTTAGGACAAAAACTTTTTACCCATCCTTTATCGAACCGTATCACATAAAAGCCTGCACAGTACAAACTCTTGCTATCGCCACTCTTTGTAAACAACGGTAATTTTCTTTTTATATCATACATTGCATTATGAGGCTCAGCACTTGTGGCATAACCGTGAACTTCGTTAGGTAATGCATCGTTGGCTTCTTTGATAATTTTAGCCACAAAGAAATTTTTACCAAATTGTCTAGTAAGACTTTCTTTTGTGTCGTAGATTTGTACACCTAATTCGTTACTCATGACAAATCTATCATCTTCGTTTTTTCTTAGAGTGGCAAATTTTTCACCGTCCCGTTCAACAATCCAGAATTTGTTTTCTATAATCGGTTTAGCGTGTAAGTCTGTCATAGTGTTCTCCCAGCAGTCATTAGTTTTTGATTCACAAGTATCTTCATACGGACAAAGTTTTAATTTCATTTGAATACCTCGCATTTAGTGGCTCGGCATAGGCCTGTGCCTGATCGGCAATTTTTTTAAGATCGTAAAGATTACAAAATTTCATTAATCTAATTCCAACTTGACTAATATTTTTATTAGCAGTTGTTGCTGTTAAAATAGTTTCTGTGATAATGTTTTTAATTTCTTCGGGCTGTGCAGAGAGATCGATTAAAATACGATTGCGTTCATAATCATCTAACACACGATGTTCTTTACCTTCGTGGTCGGACCAACGTTGCAACATGAGATTGTTCCACGCATAACCTTTTGAGTCTCGGTCACCGTAGGCCTCACGGAGACCAACCTTATTCTTTGTGCCTTTTTCACGTACTCCCGGATATGCAGAGAATACATTGTCCGAGGTATCGCCTCGCATACACTTCTCAAAGAGTAACCACTGGGGGTCCGGAATGGCTTTTGGCTCTTGAGTTTTTTTATCAATGACTCTTTTACCTTTTGCATCAAAAATACCTTCGTGTGTAATAGTAGTTTCCATAACACCATTGAATTGGCGTACATTAGGTGCAATTAATTGTACAAAGTCTGTATCGGTCGAAATAATAACATGATCATCGTTTGGATGTGTCTGTATCCAACCAGCAATTAAGTCATCTGCTTCTAGGCGTGAATGTTGTAGCACTGTGCAATTTGTCTTTTCTGTTACAAATTCTTTAAAGGTATCAAATGCTTCCCAAAATACTTTTTCTTCTTCTGCTTCACGCTCTGTATGTGCGGCACGACTAGCAGCTCTTTGTGCCTTATAAGGCTTGTAATGATCTTTACGCCAGCTTCGACCTTCTAAACAAAACACCACATGACTCCCACCAAAGTCTTGCCAAGCCTTTTTAATACTGTTTAGTGTAATATGAAAGGCCATGCCTAATTTGATATCAGCATCACCGTTGATTACATGCCTAGCACGAAAGAAAGTGTTTGCAGTATCAACTAAAATATATGTCATAGATTCTTTTTTCTAACAGAATTGATATCAATAACGCCAGTGTTCACAGCGCCGCCGAAATCTCCGTCAACTACTACATTAGCACATAGTTCACGGAACCAACGATCTACAATTTCTTCGTCTTTATCACCGTCGAAACCATAGCCCTCTTGCTTTAATTTTAACACAAAATGATCGTTCCAGTCAAGCTCAAAAAAGCCATTCCTAATATTGTCTTTGTTTATGTGGGTATTTAACACACCTACCCATGGTTCTTTGAGCCTGGTAGCCCGATCTTTTGGTGCTAACTTGGCCGATTCTTCTTGCTCTAGAGCAAGATTTGCTTTCTTTTCGGCTAGGGTAATTTCATCAGCCTTCTGATCAGCTAGTTTTGTAGCTTCATCTATTGCTGTTTTGGTATCGATAAGTTGTTGCTCTAGTTTATCAATACCCATTATTTTTTTAAAGAATTTTGTTAGCATCATGTACCCCACTCGTTTTTAAATAATGGAACTTGTAGTCTATCGCTATAGCGCCAGCCACGCTTCATTGCCGCCAGTGCTACATTCTTTGCGTTAAGTGTATATACACTTTCCACTCCGCCCACTGGCATTAAGTAAACGTGCCCTTTAAATCCCGCTTCTTTAAATTCCTCAACAGCGTGTTCTGCATCGATAATATCTTCTGCTGTTGCTACTACAAATTTAAGATATGCTGTACCTACTTCTTCGTATTCACAAACAACTTCTGGACAAATAGCCTCAAACCAATTCTCACCACTTGCAGGAAGTTTAGCACTTACACTAAATGTAAGCTCTTTACCCACTTCGCTATTCCACTTTCTCAAGTATTCTTTAAATTCCGGAGTAAGTTTTTGAGTACCATTTGTTTCAAATGTAATTTCCTTCAACGCCTTCATTTTAGAATTGTTAAGCAAGTCTGGATAAGCACGTTGCCAACCCAGCAAAGGTTCGCCACCTGTAATAACCAAGTGTTCATCCTTCCACTCGTTATGCGGAATAATTTCCATAATGCGATCTGTAATTGCTTCGCTAGTAAGCATTGGCGACAAATCTTTAAACTCTGGCATCCAAGATGCATAAGAATCGCAACCTGTGCTAACTAGTGGAAGTTCTTCATACTTTTGAAAAGGTGTAACTAATGAATGTGTAGCTGCAATACCAGCAGCCTCCATACTCAATTCACCACGTGGCATACCAAAGCCAGCACATTTAAAGTTACAACCAAATGTACGTAGAAACACACTAGGAACACCCATATAGCGTCCTTCACCTTGAATACTGTAAAACAGCTCTGCAATTTTAATCTTGCTCATACGTTAATTTCACCTTCAAAAATATTTGACCACTGTTTTAGTTTAGCAATCTTGTTGTCTGCGGCAATGATCACTTCTTCTTTGTCTACTAGATTGTGATCAATACAAAGATTGATCATAGCCTGTAAATCTCCTAGCTCTTCCGCTAAATGCTGTCTATTAGTAAGTGGCTTACCTGGTTTAAAATTATCTAAACCAAAACGATTAATTTTACTAATAGCAACAATTACTTCTGCACATTCCTCTCCGGTAATGTCTAGAATTTCTTTTTCTTTATTATTCATATTACTATTATACACTCTTTTTTGCTAAAGACCAAGAACCATTTTTATTATCAGTCCAAATTAATTCATCACCTTCTTTCCAGCCCGTTTCTTTGAGCATATCTTCGGGGAAGGGTAATATTAAGTCACCTGTTTCGGGGTCGTCTTGTAGTTCAACTGTCCAATTTTTCAATGTTAACTCCTGATTTTTTGAGGAACTCGATGCCCGCATCATCTCTATAGTTTTCACCATAGTAAACACTATTAATGCCAGACTGATATATAAGTTTGGCACATTCAATACAAGGGGCGTGAGTAATAAAAATATCAGCCCCAAACCCACTGTCATTAGACTTTGCCAATTTTGCAATAGCATTTGATTCTGCATGAAGTACTTCTGGTTTGGTTTTTAGTCCGTATCTGTATTCTTCTTCTGCATCTTCGTTATATTCAGTATAGGGATATAGTGCATCAAATTCTTCCGGACTAAGCCATCCGCCAGCACCGCTATCATATATTCTATCTTCGCAGTTGTTATCCCAACCTGCCGGCATACCATTATAGCCAATAGAGATAATTCTATCATCCTTGACCACAATAGCACCAACGTGAAGTCTTTTAGCATGACTAAGTTCTGCGAACACCTTTGCGGTTTTCATATAGGTTTGTTTGAACTTTTCCTTCATTTTCTTTCTTCCATTCTTGTTGCTTGAGTTCTCGACATTGCTTCCTTACTTCCATGGGAATGTCAGGATGCCATTCAGCCATACCGCAGTCGTATACTCTGTATTCGGGCATCGGTGTTAGACTGAGTATCAATATCCACAACAGAAATCCTACCGCAAATCCCACTAGGTATTTTATCATAGTCTATCACTTAGTAATAGATTACACATTAATGCATCTTGTTCTGTTTTAAAAAAGAATTTCATATAGTCTGCAGAAACTTCAGTAGTATATCGATTACCCGGTAATCCAAAATGTTCAATGACCATGGCACAACTTGCATTCCACCATTTATTTTCTTGTGAGTTCCAGGTTAAATTAACAACGTTCATTTGATAAATCTCTAGAAAATCTATGTATAAAACTTTCTTCTAGACACGAATACTCATGATTATCACTAACACGCATATAATGCACCCAAGTTTTATTTTCTATATCAACTACATTAATGACTCGAAAAGTTTCAAAGTCGCTGCCACGCCATTTTTCACCCATATTAACTTTTTGCATTTTTAGCCCTTACAGATAGATATGTTTCATTATGAATCCACCTGTTATTTACTAAAAATCCCCATTCACGTTTCTGGGGACCGGGCATAAACAATGTCCATGCAGTTACGTTAGGATCAAGCTCAATACGATGATAAGAGTTAGCTCTACATATACGAAAATGGCCAGGTCCTCGCCATTTACATATCTCACCAAATTTACGACCCTGTTCGTCGAATTGAGGAATCCATTCATAATAACCGCCTTTGAGTATTAGTGTTGCATATGGCCAAGGATGATCATGAACATCGTCTGGATCTGATTTAAGAAACTTGTGAATAAACACATTAAACGGAAACCAATTTCTATCTTTTAGAAAGACATAATATCTTTCAAGATATGGTTGATCGTTTATACGATCCATTATGATTCTTTTACGTTCTACTCGTTCTAAAAAGTTTAGAAACCATTTCATTTGCTGGCCTCCAGAAATTCATTTAGTCTATGCACAGCCTCGTTGAAATCTATGGCCCATATCTTAGCTTCGAGTATTCCTTCGGCGATGTGTATATTAAAAGGAACTATGCCATTCAGTCTAAAGTTTTCAGGAACTTCTGTAGTAACAACAAACTCATGTAAGTTCTTTGCTCTAAAGATTAAATTGTTAGCCATATCGACTGAGTTCATAGTTTTTCTCCGCAATGTGGACACAGTTTGGTATTGGCATTACGCATTTCTTTTAGTGTCTTGTTAAGTTTGCGGGCATCAGCAGTGATCCTGCGTATGGCTTTACGATCCCTATCGTGTTTGGCTTTGCCTAATTCTTCTTTAAGATGCAGCTTCATCTTGTTAAGACGGCTCTCGAAGATTTCAATAAAGCCCGTTATACCCGGACTAGAGCTAGGTGGTGTACCTGAACTCATGATATAAAATCGTAGGTGCGTTCAAAAATAGGACCGTCGCAGATATAAAGTTCACCGTCTATACCCTTCATAAGATAGTCGCCTGGCTTGCCTTGTTTGTAATTTCCTTCTAGAGTATTGACTCGAAATTCTTCATCAATCTTTTTAGCGTGTACTACAATGGGTCGTTTTACGCAAGCACCCATTTCTTCTACTTGTTCAAATGTGTCAAATGTTTTCATCCTAGTTCCTTAATATGGTATTTTGATGCTGGATATTTTTCTTGTAACCATTCTAACAAGCCCTCTTCAACTGGCAAGCGAACGCTGTCAAACTTGTTGGTAATGTATTTCATCGTGGCGCAAACTCCTGTTGTAGTTTGATGTTGTCAAAGAATTCTTTCTTTGTATGCGGATCAGTATTAAATGCACCTTTTAATACCGTAGTCTGTGTTAGACTAGAGTGTGCCATAATGCCACGGTTCTCACAGCACCCGTGAGTTGCTTGAATGTATACAGCTACATTTTCACTGTCGGTTGCTCGACTAATTTCACGGGCAATGTCATTGCAGAGTTCTTCCTGTAGCGTACCACGACGAGCACACCACTGAGCAATACGAGTGTACTTGCTAAGGCCAATGAGCTTTTGAGCGGCAATAACCCCGATATAAGCAACGCCACTGACAGGTTGGTGATGATGACTGCACATACTGCGAAGCTCACTACGTACCACAAGCATTCCTTCGTATCGGTCGTCGCTGTCGTTTGGAAATGCTGTTGCGTTTGGTGCTGATTCATATCTACCTGCCATTATTTCGTTAAAGTACATTTTAGCAAGCCTACGGGCTGTGCCTCGTGAGTTTGGATCGGTTTCACGATCGATTAACAACTTATCTAGCACCTGTTCAAATGCTGGTGTTGCTTCGTCGATTAATTTTTCTATATCACCATCCCACAGGTACTCGCTGATGTTATCACCTGCCCAAAAACGCTTGTTGTCACGTTTCATTTTAAAGCGAATATGGTCTCCGAGGTATGCTTCTGAATATCCGCCATCGCCTGCCATTGCGTCCAGGCCTGTTTCTTTATTTGTCAATTTTGTTTCTCCGAGTTAATGTCGTGGATGACATACGTTATTATTTTAACATCTCTAATAGTTTATTACAACTAAAGAATTGTTCTGTTAATGTATCTACTTGTTTATTTAGGCTAGGTAAGAACTTTTCGTAATTATTCATATACTGAATAATTTTAGCACAAACTTCTGGCCTATGTGCCTCATATGCACTATAGCTTTCAGTCCATTCGCTAGGATACTTAAATGTATCCATGGCCATTTCACTGTAGCTTAGTCTATCTGGAACCATAGGAATAGCATTTACCAATGCGCCTTCGTACCAACTAATACCTAGGGTTTCTTGCAAGTTAGCACTGAATACTAGTTTAGCTTCACCTAACAAATTATGGTATTCATTCTTTGTTAGTTGTTGATCTTGACAAACAACAAACTCGTATTGTGGCAAGTGTTCTTTTAAGTCACGGAAGATTTCAACCTGCTTCTCAGGAGCAATACGATGTGGAAACAAAATAAGATCACGCTTAGGCATGTTCTTATACATTAACAAAGTATCCGGCATATACTCCATGGGCCAACCTGTGCGCACTATATTAGAACATTCACCTCTTAGTGCTTCAGCAATATGATCCTCTATCCAGGGATTTTCAAACATTTCGTCATTGAGTAGATTTCTAATAAACATTTCAATGTGAAAGTCTGTAGCAAAGTAGTTGTGGTCAAATGCGTGGAAGAAACTCTTCTCAGCGTGTCTAACCCAGGGCTTATCCCCAACAAGTCTGCCTAAGAAATCTTGAGGATCATAACTACCAGCATGCCACAAGCCATGTGTAATTACTGGAATGCCCAGCAACTCACTCATATACTTTAAGTTTATGATACCAGGATGCCAAGCATCAGTAAAGATAAAGTGATCGCCGGGATGAACGGATCCGTTACAAAATAGCCGACCCATCTGTTCAACTTGACTAGCCTTGTAGATATTAGTGCCGCCAAAGTTGAGAAATGCGCCAGGAGTGGTAGCACTAGGAATGTCCGTAGGACCTGATATAATGTTGACATTGTGTCCTGCCTTTCGTAGTAATGCAGGTACATGAGTCTTCCACTGACCTGTGTACCTTGTCTCAACTGATTCTAAGTCGACAATATAGATCATTAACGTTGATAGTTACGATTTTGATTGCCACTGCGATTGTATTCACCGCGATTGTTATTGTACTCGCCACGTGGCTTACGTGGGCGTGTGCTGTAGTAGTAGTTGTTCCACACTTGACTATCTCTATTATAGAGATTAGCCTCATTAAAATCACACAGTTCGAAGCGACAGAAGTCTTTAAACTTTTCCAGATCATCAAAAATCTTAACGATGTCCGGACGATTTTCGAAATAGTTAGTGTCGCGATAATTCTTAGCCATTTTAGCTTTTCCTATTAATACTTAATAAATGAACCATTTTCTCCGTCTTCGGAGACCTCAATCCAAACCTCACGGCCTGGATACTTTGCAGAGATAGCGTCAAACAAATCGCCTGACATCATCTCACAACTCTTAAAGTCTAAACTTAGTGTAGCATCTTTATAAAGATTTAGCAACCATCGTTTAAACTGAATAAACTCAATATCACGATCATCGTGTGTGACACTGATCCAAACTTTAAAGTGAAAGATGTGACGATGTGGATAGCCCAGGAAACTTACATCATATTCATCACCTGTTGCAAGTGCTGGATCTGTAAGTGCGGCCGGATATTTGTGCATACCTTCTTTGTTGAAAGTAACCCAAATCATTTTGTTAGGTCTAACGTCTTGTCTAATAATCATCTTAAACTCTCCATAGTGATAATTTTTGCTAGCTCTTCACCTAAGTCTTTATCGTCTGTTATCACGTGTAGACTGTGTCGATGATCATCCTTTTGACGATCGTACTTAGTGGTTTCGATAATAGTTCCACCGCCTGCACTATAGACATTTAATCTAAATCCCTGTGACTGAATGTTTGGGCCGTCACTATCGACGCTGATAGCATTACCATACTCGAGTTCGTCAGTGTCGTCCATTAGCCATTTGCGAAGTTTTTGTTTAAATGTTAATTTCATAGGAGCTTCTTCCACATATTGTCTTCTAACCATTGAAGAGGATTTATTCATTGCACGTTGTAATCGATTAACAGACTTAGCGGTTGAGGCATAATGCCCTATATTACTCATTTGATAATCTCGTCCTTGCCATATTGATCCCAACTAGTAAACTTATTTCTATCTAGTAGGTCGTGGAGGTTATGACACCACACTCCAGGATTTGTTGCTTTAAAATCTTTGTCGTCTATCTTAATAGTAGCATTATATCCCAGCTGTTGTAAATAGGGCAGTTTAATCGAAATCTGCGGAATAAATTGCCGCTTCTCAACAAGCCCGCTTTCTAACAGTCCTTCTACCTGCGCTACATCTAGATCCAATGTACACCAAAATTCATCGTCTGCATCTAAACAGACATAGATCATGTCTTCCCATAGACGCCATTGTTCCGCATCATTAACTTCTAGTTTAGGAAAACTTTGATTGGCACCAAAATATATGTGAGTACAATTGCTATTTCGTGCAAGTTCCATGATAACATATGAATCTTGAACACCTGTTACAAAAAGAGTTTTCATTCCGTGTGCAGGAGTCTTTTCGATCTCTATGCCTGTAAAGAATGTAATGCTATCTGCTATACCTGATTCGTAATTTCTTTTCATTCTGTCAATCTTTCTTTTATATGCTGTTGACGTTCTGCTTCGTGATGATCACACAGAGTCTTAATCCATCCGCCGTCTCGACGCCGGCCCGGAGCACCACAAGTTTCACAACTATGATCAGCCCATACTTCTGCCATCTGCACCATGCCACGGATTTGCTCATCTCCGCCGTCATAATAAAAACGAAGACCGCCAAACTTTTCTTTAATCTGCGCTACTGTAACTTGTGGAACAACTTCACTTTCTTTATTTTTCCAATCGATGTGATGTTGAATATTAGAGCACAGTTTTTCTAGAATGGACCACCAACCTTCGCCACAGGCAAAGCCGCCATACTTGCCGCCAAACATCTTTGGAAAACGTTCTTCCATCTGTTTAGCAAAGGCATCATACTTTTCAAATTCTTCACTCATTACCAAGTACTCACGTCAGTGTTGTCAACTTTAACTTCCTTACCCAACAGTTCGAACTGAACTGTTGTAGTAGGGCCGATTCCACTAGAGTGATCCTCAACAATTTCAAATTGAGAGACTTCTGGAAAACGCCCAGCAATATCTGCCAAGGTTTTAATTTGAGTCTGTGTTAGTGTATATTTTTTCATCGTTCGTCATCAAAGTCGACAGTTTCGTGATCGTGTTCCCATTGCTTACGTCTTAGTATAGCAAGTTCGTCTCTTAAAAGCAACCTCTGTTTCTTCAATTCTTGCATTTTCATATCTTCAAACAGCCCATTCTTTTCTAGCGTATCGATTTTTTGGTCTAATACTCTATGAGATTCTTCTAAATGTTTAATTCTGTTTTCGTACATAGCTACTCCTTATTCAGCTACAAGTTTATCCAATTCACCATCTTCACGATCGTTGTTCCACGAATCCTTATCTTCACTGCCTTCTTCGTAAAACAAGTCATTGGAGATATTTGTGACGCCTCCACGTAGACGCGAGCCTTCCAAATTCTGCATAAATCCTCTAGTCTCTGCATCAGCAATCATTTCAAATGCAGATTCTTTGTCCGGGCAGTTAAACAACTCCTCAACAAATCGATCAAAGTACAAGATATTGCGTGGAACCCAATCGCTATACTCGTCACTCATATCACGATCTTTGTTCTTCTTCCACATTCTCCAGTCTGGTCGAATTTTAGCTTGCTCAATGTCTGCTAGATTGTTAGCACGTTGTACAGCCACAATGTGTTGATAGACATTATGTCCCATCATTAGTGCATAGCCAAAGCTGTCCCACGATGTTTTGCCTTCTTTGCCAATCTTGTTTAACATTCCTGGCTTGTAATGACATATATCGGAAACATTAAGTCTACGACCAATTTCACTTTCAAAAGGAAAAGGAATGTCTGGACGTGATGCAAGTGCTTTATTATCTGGAGCCTTGTCCATGATAACACTCCAACGTTTGGCTGTGTGTTGACTGTTGGTATAAACCAGTCCATGGGCAGTTGCAATAAACGGACTTGCACAGTCAAAGCTGATTGTAAAGTTAGGATTAACGTGTTTACGGATCTGACGTTGAATACTAGTCAAGTAACATGACCAATCTAACTGTGCAGTACCCAAGAAGTGCATCCAATCCTTGCCTTCTAACATACCGTCAAAGCGCATAGTGATCAATCTGCGCAGAGTAATATGCATCTTACACATATTAGCACCACCCATAGCCCAACCTTCGGCAGCTTTATCACCCCAAACTTTAGTATCACTGAACTCTTTAACACCTTCGTACCATGCTTCGGCAGTATCCCAGTTGCTACCCTGTAGCACGTTTAAGAACTTGGTAGCACCTAAACGATTTTCCAAGAAGTACTTGTTATTGTGACGAGTTTTTTCTAGACAGTCTTCAAACGACTTCAATCCTGTCTTGGGTGAATGAATATGATCGCAGGCCCAAGTAGGAACGTCTAGCATCATTGACCAATCAGCAGTTAGTTCTAGCCAGTTAAGAATATCATCACGAGTCTTGTTAGCTGCTTTACCTTCAAAGTCTAACCAATCAAACTTAAGAATACCTTTACCAATCTGATAACCACCAGAGTCACCTAGAATCATTGTCTTACTACGATCACGTTGCTGAATCATAGAGTCGTGATCCATAGTTTTAGTAAGATCTAACTGTGCATGACCTGCTGAATACAATCCATATTTGTAATAGAAGTAACCTTGTTCTGGATTTAAGAAGTTCATACCTTCGATACCACGATCAAATCCTACTGGAATACGATCTTTAGGTACAAACTCTTCCTTACGTTGTTTTGCAATGTAAGTACTATAAAAACTACTGATTGCAGGCAAATAGACTGCGTAGTCTTTCTGCAAAGGTGTTAAATCAACGGGTTGTTTCATTTAAGCTGCCTGTGCTGGAATAATATATTTGTAAGTAGCAAGTCCGCTGTCTAGAGTGATCTGGATAGCACCTTCATTTGACAATGACATCTTGGTGTTGTTGACATCTGCAATCTTAAGAATGCTCAAGATTGGCAACACTGGCCAAGTCCAACCGCGATCTAATTTACCAGTTACACCCATTGCAAAAATAAATTCGCCGCCGTGTGTTGAAGCATCTCCAAAGATAAATTTTAATTTATCACCATCAGTTTTTGCCAAGAATGTTGGATGTTCGTTGTTAGCACCTGCCTGAAAGTTAAAACGTTGCACAGCACTAACTGTTGGCTCGATCTCTACATCCCACTTAACGCCACGGAACTTGACAGTCTTCATCTTTTCGTTGATGATTTCTGTGTTCATGAAACGATAGTCGTTCTTGAAGTCGCCGTCTTTGTTTTCAAAGTGTAAGCCTGTTGGAATTGTTTCGCCATTGCGATCTGCAGTAGTAATACTAATTTTAGCATTTTCTTTGTACTCAGCACCGTCTAACAAATATTTTAATTTGTTTAGTTGCGGCATACCAAATACACCCATCATATCCGGATATGGTGCAGCAGTTTCAGCTTCCATAATCACTGAACGGTCATCAGCCATTGAATTGATCACAGTTTTATTTTGATCACCGGTGACTTTAACTGTGGTTAAGAAGCCTAGGTTCTGTGTGTGCGATACGATATCTTGTAAAATGTCTTTCATTGAAAGTTCTCCTGTATATTAAGATTATATTTAGATCTAGAGTAAAAAGCAACCGCAATTTACTCAAAGTCAAAAAGTTTTGCGAATGTGTTGTCACTGCGAGTTGAACTGATGTCCCATTCTAAGACTCCAATTAAGTTTTCTAACTTTTCATCGATGACTGCATTTTCCATCTCAGCATCGTTGAAAGGTAAGTCTTTAAACCATTGCGGTAGTCTAAGTTCATCTACCGGATAGGCAACTGATGTATATCCCATAGGATTATCTTTGATCTTACAGACAATGACTTTTGCGCCATCTGTAATAGCTACAGAGTACTTGTCATCCATCATACGTTTTAGGGTATTCCAATTGAGACTAGCTCGAACGTGTCCCGGCATATTGGCCTTGCCTGCTTTCTTTTCTTTGTCGCGATATTCACTAATATTGTTAGCACGTTTTGGACTACCCTTCTCCCATCCTGGGCGAGTTTTGAACTCGGTGCGAAAATTAGTAATATATTCTAACACTTCTTCTTTTCCTGCGCCATTGAGCACTCTAGTAAGCACTTCGCTGAGAAAATCTTGAATCACAACAGGAGTATCAGATCTTTTTAAATCAAGTCCCATTGCTTTGATTTTGCCAGGAGCACCCCCAGTGTCTGCTCTTTTTCCTTCTTTGTCGTAGTAGAGAACGGCATATCGTTTCTTGGTGATAAACAATCCTTTGCTTGCAACAATCTCGCGACCTGCTTTGATGACTTCTCCCCTACTTTTCGGGCAGTGAAACGCATCTTGCATAAATTTTGGGAAAGTTCCATTAACAGTTTCTCCTATAGTATCGTAAAGTTCAACAACAGATTCCTTGCTCCAAGGAATAGCCCCTTTCTCAATGTCCTTCTTTAACGTAGCATACGCTGAGAAGTAACAAGAGTCTGTGTCACCGTAGATGATCGCTTTGCCAATATGATCATTATCTCCGGTAATAATTTCATTTACTTTACCTGCCATATGACGAGCAATGGCACGACCTGTTAGTGTAGTTGATTGTCCAATACGGTTGTCAAAGAATCTGCAACCGGGATTAAGAATAGCACCATACAGGCTGTTCAAGTTAATCTTCTTGACCAACTGACGCTTGTCCCAGTATTCTTCTTCAATCTTGTTACCGGCTGCAATACAATCTTTTAGTTTGGCCTGCATTTCTTTACGTTCTGCATACCAACGTTTTAACAAGCCAGGAATGATACCTTCTTTCTCATAGGTAAAGATTGTGCCGTTAGCACTTAGCATCCAAGGCTGATTGCTTTCAAAAATTAGATCATAGGCCTGAGCAGCACTAAGTGTATCTACTCCGCCATCTTCCCAGTCGATAGTAATTTCTCGACCAACATTTCGTTCTAATACCGCGGCATATTCCAATGAACCAAATATACCTTCCCAAGCGGATGCAAATGATTTACCTTTGGCAATTTCAGCAGCAATATAATCTTTAGTGCCATCTTGACGCAACTGACCAACAATAGTTTCCGGACCCATGTTTAGAGCACGAATTGCTGACGGATATAGTGAGTTAATATCTAACGAACCAATCCACTCGTGAATGCCTTTTTTGGGATAGGCTACATAAGCACCAGCGGCTTGATTACTAAAGCCTTCTTCTCGACTTATTCTATTGGGAACAATCATGCCACGCTTGTGAGCTTCATTGATAATGGCCTGTTCCGTAACTGCAACAGCACCCATTGTGGTCTGTAGTAGAACAGTACATTCGTGTGCCAGTGTGTTAGCAAGAGCCAGAAACTTTAATTTCTTGTCTAGCTTTTCCAACAGCATACAGTCTTGTCTGTTGTACTCGATGAATCTACGGAAATCGTTGTTGTATAACTGATCAAGTGTACCTTCGTACACAGTCTTGTTTTCACCAATTTCCATCTCGCCAATAGCGTCCAGTCGATAGGTATGGCGTTCTTCATATGTGTACTTGCGATACAGTTCAAGACTGTCTAAGTGTACACGACCAATAAGATCGTACGTGACAGCGGCCTTACCGTATTTTTCGTACTCACGCTTCTTGGGAAATTGATTCCACAAACAAAAACGTCTTGTATCTTCTTTACTTAGAACTTTTGTTACACGATTAACTGTGTAAGGAATATCAAAGCCTTCTGAGTTCCAACCACTTAGTACATCTGCATCTTGTATTAGATCCAAGAACATGTCTAACATATCTGCTTCGTTATCAAACAAATACGTGTTAGGAAATTCTTCAACTTGCTTTTTAGCCTCTTCCATACTTAATGTCTTGGGAGGAATGGCCAAACAGACCATAGTCTGCATCCATTGTAGGTAGACAGCAATAGCAGTAATTGGCATAAACGCATCTTCAGGTGATGCATAGCCACGTTCTGGATCAAAGTCTACTTCAATGTCGAACCATGCTACATTTAGTTTAGGTGCATCAACATTTAGATAGTTGTCTTCTAGACAGCGATAAATGGGATTGATATCGCTTTCAAAAAGTTTTTTGTTTGAATGAATTGCAAGTTCTTTGCGATGTTCTTTGACGTTTTTTGAACTTACTCGTGAAAGAGGTTGTCCAAAAATACTTGTGAATTTACCCTTGGCATCTGGGTAATAAAATATATGACGGGCAGGGTATTCTTTATAATGTCGTTCGCCTTTATCATTGCGTTCAACAACATTGATCATATCCTGCTCTCTATTATAGAAAGCGTCTACGTAACTCAAATTTTTCTCCTATGTCTTTTGTGGCAGACAAATACCGAATGTGCGGTTTATGGCCCAGCTTACCATCTATTGTATATTTAATTAATTATCATTCTAACGAGGCCAACAGTATCAATTGCGGTTAGCAAACAATAGTTAGCCAGCATACCAAAAGATTTCCTAGTCCAAGCAGCCCAACCGTACATAGCACAACCAAGAATCCAAATGGGATAAAGAGTAAGAAGCGGCGGAGTGGGGACTG